CAGAACTACGAAGTGACGATCCCGGCCGCCACCACGGCCGCCTGGGCGCCCGGCCGGTATCGATGGCAAGCCTACATAACCGATAACGCCCAACCGCCCAACCGCTTCACGGTTGCCGAAGGGATCGCGGAAGTATTGCCGAACCTTCAGGCCCAAACCGGCGGGTTCGATGATCGTGATCCCGATGAAATAACTCTCGATGTGATCAAGGCCGCGCTTCAGGGCAAGGCTTCGAACGATGTTCAGGAATACCGGGTGTTCGAGAAGGAAATCAAACACTACACCTGGGCCGAACTTCTGAAGGTGTGTTCCATCTACGAAGAACGGGTTCGAAGCCTTCGCATTCGCCGCGGCGAAAAAGTTCCGAAAAGAACCGTGGGGGTGAGCTTTGGCTTCAATTATTAACGCCCTTGATTTATCCGAAGCGCGCGCGATTGCGGGTAAGTATGCCCGCCTCGCGGAAAGTTCCGGCCCTGTAAGAAAGGGATCGCGTACGTTCTCCGCGGCGCAGATGGGCCGCCTCACATTCGATTGGGCGATGAGTGTCCTTTCGCGCGATCAAAAGCTGTGGACCGATCTGCGGAAGTTACGTTCCCGTTCGCGCGAACTTGCGGATAACGATCCAACCGCAACGCGGTTCCTTTCACTGTGCGAAACCAACGTGATCGGTAAGCGCGGGATGCGCCTTCAGCCGAAGGTGAAGAACCTTCGCGGCGATGGCTTGGCGGAAACCCTGAACGCACAGATCGCGGCCGAATGGCATTCGTGGTGCCAGCGCGGGAATTGCACGATGGACGGCCAGCAGAGCTTCGATGAATTGGAACGCCTGTTGATCAGAACCGCGGCGATGGATGGCGAATTCATCGTTCTGGATAAGCTCACCGATAACCCGTGGGGTTTCGCGCTTCAACACATAGACGTGGATCAACTCGATCACACGTTCTTCGATCAACGCCTGAAGAACGGGAACGAAATCCGTATGGGCGTTGAAGTAGATGGCTTCCGCCGGCCGAAGGCTTATCACCTGTGGACCCGTCACCCGAACGAATGGAGCGCCGCGGCGCTTGCCCGCGTTCGTGTTACCGCGGATCAGGTTCACCACGGCTACCGCTTGGATTCGGCGATGCAAACCCGCGGGGTTCCGTGGATGGCCGCGGCGATGTTCCAGATGAACATGCTTCGCGGTTACATGGAAGCCGAAGTGACGGCCGCCCGTGTAGGCGCTTGCCAGATGGGCGTGATCATCCCGAAGGAAGGCGCCGGCGATTTCGAAGGCGAAGGCCGCAACGAAGACGGAAGCGTGAACTATGAAGCCACGCCCGGCGGAATGCTGAACCTTGGATCGGCGCATGATTTCAAAGAATTCAAACCTGATCACCCGAATACCGCGTTCGGTAACTTCGTGAAGGAAGTGAAGCGCGGCATCGCTTCGGCGCTTGGCGTTTCCTACACGTCACTTGCCAACGATCTCGAAGGCGTGAACTTCTCTTCGATCCGCGCCGGCCTGTTGGAAGAACGGGATATGTGGCAGGTTCGTCAGAAGTGGATGATCGAAACGTTCCATAGGCCCGTGTTCCGCAAGTGGCTTGAAATGGCCGTTCTTTCCGGCCGCATCAGCCTGGGCGTTCGGGATCTGGATATGGTAGCGGAGCAGTGCAAGTGGCATCCGCGCGGTTGGCCGTGGGTTGATCCGTTGAAGGATGGGCAAAGCAACGCCTTAGACGTTCAGAACGGATTCGATACGCGAAGCCACATCTTAGCGGAACGCGGAATGGATTTAGAAGATGTTCTTCGTGAACTTGCCGCGGAGAAGGCACTAATCGAGAAGTACGGCCTGAAGCTCGGCACAGACACGAAGGGGCAAGCCACCGCGCCGGAAGACGAAGACGAAGGCACGGCGGAGAAGCCGAAGAAGGGCGACAACTGATCGTGAAGCCCTACTACGAACATAGCGGGATCACGATCTATCACGGGGATTGCCGGGAAGTTATTCCCGGCCTTCCCATGTTAGGCGCCGTAGTTACCGATCCGCCGTACGGCCTGAAGGCCGCGCGAAAGGAAGGCTTCGGCGCCGGCGTGAAGCGCCACATGACCGGGCTAGTAGCCGGTAAGGCTATCGCGCGGCGCGATTACGGGGATTCAGCGTGGGATGATCAGCCATGCCCGCAGGAACTGATCGATCAGGTGATAGAGCTTGCCCCGAAGGTGATCGTGTGGGGCGGGAATTACTTCCGCGTTCCGCCGGCAAAGGGTTGGCTCGTGTGGGATAAGATGCGCGGCGAAACCGATTACGCCGATTGCGAACTCGCTTACACGAACCTGAACTTTCCCGTTCGGCGCTTCCGTTATAAGTGGAACGGATTCCTTCAGGAACCCGGCCGCCCGAAAGAGCCGCGGTGGCATCCCACACAGAAGCCGTTAGCCCTGATGCATTGGTGCCTGGGCCTGTTGGGCGCCGATGTGCGAACCATCTTCGATCCGTTCATGGGATCGGGAACTACGCTGGTGGCCGCCAAGCAAACCAGCCGGACGGCCATCGGCGTAGATATCGAAGAACGTAACTGTGAGATCGCCGCGCGCCGGCTTGCACAGGAAGTATTGATCGCGGAAGAAGAAGTGGCCGTATAAGTGATCTGCAGATGTGAGTTATGCGAAGCCCGCCGAAATGCCGGGTTCCCTTGCGATGGGTCCATATCGCAAGGGTGGCAAATTGGCGGGCTTTCTACTTATGGCCGCATAACTAAAGCATGAACAAGGCACAACGTATTCCGCGCGCGCTTCCCGTACAGTTCCGCGGTGGGACTGTGGAAAGCATCGATAAAGAAGCGCGAACCGTTACCTTCGCGCTTGCCTCCGAAACCCCGGTTCAACGGTGGTACGGCGCGGAGATTCTTGATCACGCCCCGAAATCAGTAAGGCAGGATCGCTTGAAGCGCGGGATCGCCATGCTGTTCGGCCACAACACGAACCAACACATCGGCCGCATCGATTCCTACGAAATCAAGGATGGGGTTCTTCGCGTTACAGCGCGGTTTGGTAACTCCCCACTTGCCGAAGAAAAGTTCCGCGATGTTCAGGACGGCATTCTCGTAGATGCTTCGGTGGGCTACATCGTTCACGAATACCAACTGGAAAGCCAAAACGCGGATACCGGCGCTTGTGTGTATCGCGTTACCGATTGGGAACCCGTAGAAGGTTCGCTGGTTCCGATCCCGGCTGATCCTACCGTAGGCGTTGGGCGTTCGATCCCGAAGGGAACCCCGGTGTTCCCCGCGCGATGCCTTACCGCGCGCGCCGAAGACGAAGACGAAGACGATTGCGGTTGCTCCTGCGCTGAATGCGCCGCGGGCGATTGCGCCAACTGTTCAAACGATGATTGCGACGATTCGAACTGCCGCTGTGCGGAAGGAAGATCGTTGCCCGCTACCAACCCCGAACCGGCTACGGCCGCACCTTCTTCACAGGAAGTGAGATCGATCATGGAACCTACCGCTACCGCCGGCGCGCCGGCAAGCAACCACAATGAAGCCGTCATGGCGGAACGCGCCCGCGTGAGCGAGATCAACGCTCTGGCGGCCCGCTATCCCAAACAGATCACCCGCGAGAAGGCCGAAGAGTTCGTGGGTAACAGCACCGCTGCTGCCGATGTTCGCAAGTTCATTCTCGATTCTCAGATCGACAACGCGAAGGCGAATGAAGTTCGGAACCTGAACATCGCCGGCCTTTCGGAATCGGAGAAGGCCGAATACTCCATCGTGCGGGCGCTGAATCAGGCCGCGATGGGTGAGCGCTGCTTCGAGCTTGAGGTTCACGAGGAGCTCGTGAGGAAGCTCGGCCGTGAATCCCGCGCTTCCGGCAATCAGGGCGGAATCTTCATCCCGATGGATATCAAGATGAAGGCTTCGGACAATGAGCGCGGCCTTCGCCTTCAGGGCATGGCACAGCGCGCCGGTCTTGACGCCACCGCCGGCGCCACCGGCGGTTCCACCGTCTTCACTGAGTACGTTTCGCTGATCGAACTGCTCCGCAACAAGATGAAGGTGCGCGCCCTGGGCGCCACCGTTCTCAGCGGATTGCGCGATACCATCGCGTTTCCCAAACAGGCCACGGCCGGAACCGCAACGTGGGTAGCCGATAACCCCGGCGCCGATGTTGCCGATTCGAACCTGACGTTCGCGCAGATCAGCCTCGCGCCGAAGCTGATCCAGAGTTCCACCGGCTTCAGCCGCAAGCTGTTGCTTCAGTCTTCGGTGGACGTGGAAGCCCTCGTTCGCAACGATCTGACCGCGATCACCGCCCTTGCCATCGATTTGGCCGCGCTTGCCGGCACGGGCGCCAACAATCAGCCCCTGGGCATCTTCAATCAGGTTGGCGTGGGTTCCGTTGCCACCGCCGGCGCCACTCTCACGAAGTCGTTCCTTGTGGACATGGAAACCGCCGTGTCCGATGCGAACGCCGATGAGCTTGGCCCGATGGCGTACCTGATGACGCCGAAGATGCGCGGCAAGCTGAAGAAGACGGCCGAACTCGGCAACACGATTGCCCTGCCCATCTTCTACAAGGGCGAGGTGAACGATTACAGGGCGGAGGTTTCCAAACAGGTTCCCACCTTCGCCATCGGCGGCGGAACGCCCTACACCGCACAGGGAATCGTGTTCGGTGCGTGGAATCAGCTTCTGATCGGTGAGTGGGGCGCCCTCGAGGTGATCGTGGACCCGTACCGCCTGAAGAAGCAGGGCATGATCGAAGTCACCACCTTCGACACGTGCGACGTGAACGTTCGTCATCCCGAAGCGTTCTGCGTATGCGCCGACGCCAACATCGCGGCCTAATCCAGCATGGGGCGGGCCGCCCCAACTGACAACCCGTAACCAACTCGCCCCACGCCGGCGCCTTCAATCGGGAAGGGTACGGCGTGGGGCCTTTACCAAAGGAAGAAGGTTCCCGTGGCTGTTGAGTTCGTGAAAGTAACGCCGGGAAAAACGCGCAAAGTTCGAATCACTTCGGCCACGCGCGTTCACAGCCGGCATCTTGAAGAAGGGCAAGTGGTGGAGATCGCGGAGAGCGACGCGTATCTGCTGGTTCATTCCGGCAAGGCGGAGTTCAGCGCCGAACCACCGCGCCCGGAGAAGGGGAAGTAATGTTCGGCGATCAGGACCTCGCCGCAATCTTCAACCCGAATGAGTTCGGTGTGCCCGTCACCTTCGGCGGTTCGCAAGTGACCGGCGTGGTGGATGAGTACACCGATGTTTTTAATCACGGTGGCGGCCCAGGCGGATTCGAAACCGGCCTGATCATCCTTCACCTTCCGTGGAACGCCTTCAACCCAATGCCGAAGCTGAAGGATACGATCACGCTTCCGGCCCACCCCAACCTTCCCGCGGGAGTACCGCCCGGCGATTACACCGTGAAGGCGCTTCCGAAGAACCGTGATTCTTCCATCGTGGAACATCACTTGAAACGCGCGTAACAGGGTTCCCACCGGCGGGTCTATGCCGGTGGGATGTTCGAAGGTGATCAATGATCAACCTGTATACAAACCGAATGCTGAATCCTGAAAGTGAGGAATGCGAACGTGGCGAAATCCGTGAACAAAGTTATCCTGCTCGGCAACTTAGGCAAAGACCCGGAATCGAAGAACTCAGCCGGTGGAACGTTGCGGACGATGGTATCCATTGCAACAACCGAACGGGTGAAGAAGGGCGATAAGTGGGAAGATACAACCGAATGGCATTCGGTTGTTATGTTCGGCCGCCTCGCGGAGATCGCCCGCGATTATCTCCGCAAGGGTTCGAAGGTGTTCATCGAGGGGCGCCTGAAAACCCACAAGTGGGAAGGCGACGATCAGCAGACGCATTGGCGTACCGATATCATCGCCACCGAAATCAGCCTGATCGATGGCAACCGCGGCGATGCCCGGCAACCTGCGGCGCCCGAAGACTCTTACGAAAGTGAGAACCCCTTCTAATGCCATCCGATCAAACTATCTGGACACAGGCGGGAACGGCGATCCTTGAGGCGTTGAACGCTGATGGATCGCCGGCGGAAGCGTGGCGCGCGCGCTACGAAGCCATCGAAGAAGATGTGATCGCCTTCAATCTCTTTCCAACCATGATCGACGTGAAGCAGGGCGATGCGGCCCACGATTCCGTGAGCATCGATGCAACCTTCGTAGTTCGCGGGTACGTTTCCGCGAGAAACGAGGTGGACGTTCAGGCCGATCCGCTTGTGTTGTGGGCTTGGCGCGCGATTCGCCGTGATCCCACCCTGGGCCAGTTGGTGAGCGATGTCTACATTGACAAGATCGAACACGGGTACGTGGATCAATCTGTGAGCGATCAGGTTTGCGTGGATATCACGATCCGGGTTGAAGTAGAGGTAGATCGAAATGATCCATCAGTGAACAAAACTTATCTGAGCTAGGCGCTCGAAAGGAAACGGGAACATGCCCACAATC